TGATATCGTATTTTACTACTTCTGTAGGATTGGTCCACTTGACATAGGTAAACGGTTGATCCAGTACCGGCATCCAGTTTTTCTCACAATAGCTAGTGTTATCTCCCAGTGCAGGAATACGCTTGCGTGTGGTTTCTTTAACTTGATCCAGGAACATATCAATCTCTGACAGTTCCATACGTCCTTCACCGTGAGTGGTAGTATCTCTACGTACTCCAGTTAACCACAATTTGTGATCCCATCTTACCAATCTTGCATCTTCTAACCCCACAAATTCCCAGATTGGTTCTTTATCACATTCAGATGTGTCCACTTTTGTCACTTGTCTGATTGTGAGATCAGGGTTTAATATGCACATGTAGTTCCATGTGCGAAGATGAATATCGTTTTCTGGATGTAGATATTGCAGCGGTCCGTATCTGTGTTCAAACTTTTTGTGTTCACTATGCCATAGTGTATAATTCACATGGCGTAGATTTACCAAAATTGTTTGTCCGTCTATATAGATAGACGGATTCATTAGGCCGGTGCCTGATGAATCAGCTGGGATGATCAGCGGATGTACACTGCCGCCGGCAGCGATCACGGGCTTGGCTAGCCCGTTTTTATATATTTGTTGAGATAATGATGTAGTCACACATACATTTATGCAGACACAAATTACACAGAATTAAATCTGTTGTGATTCGAGTAGCGTTTAAGCTGGATTATTTTCCAATGCTTGTTCGCCTGCTACAATAGCACTATGTAGATCAGCAATATCTTCACCAGATGCCACAAGTTCTGTGTCCGCAACAACTAGTTTTAAATGACCAACATTTCGTTCAAGATTTCCACGACCTTCATTGGTCAATTCACCTCTTGTGGTTAGTTTTTCAATCTCATCAGAGATAACCCAAACGCTGTCTCGTGCTGCACGAATTGTTCCTTGAATTTGTTCAAGTGTTCTTGGTGTGTTTCCCATTTTATTCTCCTATTAGTTTTGTATCATTTTGATCTGACAATTCATCTACATCTGCTGATGTTTCATCAAGATCCAACTCCTGCGTTTCATCATAAACTTCATTCAGAGTTCTCCAGAACTCTGCACCTTCACATTTTTTAATTGTTGTTTCAGGTAAAATTTCCACTGGGTCTGCAGAAACTTTTTCTAAAGTTTCACGCACATGGTGCATGTCTGCAAGACCATACACTTCTGCATCGTGTTCTTTATGAATGTTCTGTATGTTTGAAAAATCATGTTCAAAATATTCTTCTTCCAGAAACTCATAAATCTTACGCATGGTCTCGTTGGGATTATTTGTCAAATCATCATACTCAATGAAATGAATTTGTTTTCCCCTGCCTTCCATGATTGCTTGACGAATGCCATTGTAACTTTGTCCAAGTATACCATTGGGGCTGGCCAAGAGTTCACATCTATTTTCATCATTGAGTGGTATGTTACTTTTGATCAACATCTCATCCATGAAGTTAACTTTGCTGTTTCCATCAAATGGATTTCTACGATACATAGTAATGAATGATGTCAAAATTTCATCAATGTTTCTGACTGGGCAAAGAATTTTTGGTTCAACGCCAAAGTATCCAGGAATGTAATGCATGCGATTCACCCAAGAACGATTTTTATCAATGATAACTGGTTTATCCACGTCTGAGTAATAGTTTTCAATCACATTGCTAATTATTTTGCCTGCCTGTTCTGGTTTTGGGTAAGCTAAAAATAATTCATCATTGGCAATTGCATTCTCAAGGGTGAGCATGATCCCCACCACAGGTGAACTTGGACCTGAGTGCATTCTGGGATTTTGATTCAAGATTGCAGAAAGCAAAGTGCTACCAGACCGAGGTAACCCGGACATGAAGTAGTATTTCTTCATCATAGTCTTCATCATTTCTTCACGTATAATTTCTTTGATCATGTCTTTCATGTGTTTCTCACTTTATTGTTTATCAACTGACTCGATAATCTTATTTATGTCGAACAGTTTGACCTCGTCAGTAAAGGGGTATTCAACTTCGTTTCCGTTGAAATCAAAGTCAAATAAGTAACTGCCTGGAAGTTTAAAGTCATAAGGGATATCTGTACAGATATTCTCATGCAAATCGTATCCAAATACCTTGGGGCTTGTGCCATTCCACAACACTGTAGATTTGCGTTTCATTGCTGCTGCGGCATGTTGTAGGCAAGAATCAATCAAAATACGTTTTTTACTGTGCAGCAAAATACTGAACAACTCCATCAAAGACAGCGACTGTTGTTGTGTGGCAAAAATGTGTTCAGCACCTTGTAATTTTGGTGAGTTGAGTTTGGTAACCTGATATATATGATAGTCTTTTTTATAGTGATCAACCAGTTCCTGTGCAACATCAACAGGCATGTCTCGTGTCCAGGCGTATGGTTTGGCATCATTTGTCATCATGCCACCATTGGTGTGTAAAAACATTATGGGTTTTTTCCTGCCCCAGAAACCTTTAGAAATATCATATTGTAACTTGTTGAACTTCAATTCTGGTTGTTCGCCACTGTATTTCAACCCATACATATCACACCAATTTTCAATTAACTTTTTTCTCTTGTGTATGTGATTAGTGGTATAATACGGTTCGTGATGGAACAAGATAGAATCTTTGTCTTGCACAAACTCTTGATAGAAATAACTGGTATTGCCCAGTGTAAATACTCTATCAACAAAAGGTAAGTTGATAAAAATATCTGGATATGCACATACCACAATGAGCTTTCTATCCGGATGATTATTTTTGATCACTCTTGCTACCGCCGTGGCAGCGACATGTTTTCCAATACCACCTTGCAGGTGAAAAATGCTATACTTCATGTTTTCCTCAATATATTTATCTAGTAATTTACGAACGTTTTAAAACAGTTAACCCATTGTTATTTGTCTTATGGATATAAAATCCCCAATGTGGGTTTGCAATTACAAATTCAATAACAGCAGGCATGAGACCTTTTTTATCAATACCAATCTCACCCGTCACTCCAAACGTGTGTGTGTCATGAAAAATCAAATACTTTTTTGCTTTGTTTCCGTGCAGTTTTAACTCTTGTGTTAATTGTTCGTATGTATGTAGCGTATCAATGAACAGTAGGTCTGTTTCTGGAATTTCAATCTTCAACGTATCACCAATCATGTATTGGCAGGATTTTCCACTGGCATCAGCCAATGCAAACAGTTTTTCAACTTTTGCATTCTTTTGAATATCAATTGATATCAGTGAAGCATCTGTGTTTAGAAAAGCACGAGTGCTCACTCCAGTTCTAACTCCCATCTCAACTATAGTGTCGCACTCTTTGGCCAATTCATAAAGTACAGGCAAGTTTTGATTGATATCGCTTGATGTTTTTTTTGCACGTTGATACTCAACTTCAAATACATCTTGTTTGTTCTGTGTTGCGGATTTCCGTTGACTCTCATACATTTTAATCATGTTGTTGGGTAGATCCCACTTTTTTTCATTATAAAAATGACTAAACATCAAAAAGTTTTTTGAATCCAATTCTATTCGTTTAGAAACATCATCGTTGGGATTATTAAATGTTTTAAGAGTCTCAGAAATGTTACCCTTTATCCGATTGCTATTGATCCCGTACACGTTTTTTGCATTCTGTGCAAGATAATCATCTCCATACCAAATCTGATACAAACTAGGAATAATTTTGTATGTGCTTCTATGCATGAACATACATATGCCAAATGCCCACAACTGACCACCGATAGGTGATGTTCGATCGTAGTTTAACTTGATGATCTCTTCTTTGGTTTCTATGTGATCATCAATTTTATAATTATCTTGGTATCCGCGGAGATTAACTCCAACCAAGTCTCCTGATTTTAAATTGTGATTTAACACTAGGTCAAACACGTCGTCCTCGACCACAATATCATCATTGATGATTGCAATAATTTCCGAAGTGCTTCTAAAGTAACCTTCATTCCAGGCCGGATTAACATATATGTTCTTATTGTAACACACATATTCAATCTTGGGATCGGATATGATTTTAGAAAATTCAGAGGGACGCATCTTGCTGTTATTGTCCACCAAGATGATTTTGTTGACTTTTGGATTTTTGCAATATTTTTGTATTGCAGCAGTGGTAGTTTTTGCCATCCACATTGTGGGGATGATGATGTCAATCATAAATTGTTCTTGAGCTTGAAGTCGCCTCGATACATTTTGTTACCTATATGCGACACAGTATGGTTTGGGTTAAGCCAGATATCGTATCCAAGATCTTTGATTTTGCCAGCAAGTGTTATGTCTTCGCCAACAAAATCACCGTTGACATGTGTGTACTCGCAGATGTTTTTTATTTTTTTATTTCTAAAAACCAGCTCTGTGTTTGAGTTCCACAGGTCCTCAATTACTTTTCTTGAGAGTTTTAAAAAACCTGTACCGCATTTGTTGATCTTTATGTATCCGTCAGATTCATCTTTTTTAGTGTCTTTGGTTAACCAAACATTGAAAGTAATATCTTTATCACCTTTGTTAACAACTGGTAACGCGACTACATCTTTTTCAGATTGTATGATTTCAATCAGTGCAGTTTCATCCCAACTCTCGTCGTCGTCAATGAACACCATTGTGTCGTAATTTTCTTTGTATGCCAGGGCAAAAAGTTCATTTCTGGCCATTGGCAAAATGCTTTCGTTTGCTAGAAACACACACCGAATGTCCAGATTGTGTTTAATGCCCAGCTTGATAGATTCGCATAGGCTATGTACAAAGTAAGCATCAACCTTTTGATCAAGGCACGGAGTAGCAATCAATATTTTTTTCATCAGATTTCCCTGGGAACTAATACAACTATATAGCCTTGGTCATGTAATGTCAAGATTTAAATTCCAGCGATGCCACTTTTTTCAGCGCATATCAAATGTCCTTCAGTTGTGCAAGATTACAAAATTCTGGATTGCGTTCACCATAATACATAATTTTCTTTTTTATATCTGGTGGTATATCTATCTGTTGGTATCTTGTTAATAAATTTTCTGGTTTATCTAATTTGATGCCAATGAAGGATGATCCACCTCCTGCTACGCTCATTATACTAGTAATGTCTTTATTATCAGTGTTAAACATTTGCGCAATGGAATCTCTATATGACTTATCAACTAACCATTTATCGTAATGAATCTTGGGTATGTTGCTTCTTGCATATGTTTCCCACATTTCAAAAAAATTATCGTCTACTGGCCACTCTTGATCCACTCCATACATTCTACTTGCAACTAAATTTTCAAGATTTCGCATGATAACAAACTGCTTACATGGTAGACCCAAACTTTTATCAAAATTTGAATCTTAGTAAGAAAGTATTATGTTATTAAATTTTAATTTTAAGCATTTTCTTAGATCGCTATCAGTGATATTTTTTTTATCATTCAACATAATTGCATTTAAGAAAAGAGTATTGCTGGTATGAAAGCAAAAGTCATCCAGTATAGGCTGTTTTTGTGAGTCGTCACAAAAATTTTCCAGTTGCCAGTTTAAAATAGCGTGATTTCCACTACGCTGCATTCCCCAAAACTCATATACTTTTTTCATTAAATTAATCATTAAAAACAGACTGATTCAGCCAGTGTACGGAATCATTTTTAATTAATTCACATTGGTAAGTATCAATGTGAATCATTGCTTCTTCTTTTGTGTATGTAGCTTGATTTATGCTGACGTTTCCTATATACTTGCTTATAATGCTATCGTTAAACAAGTGTGGTACACACGGTAAGATAGAAATATTATATTGCCTACCCTTGTATTTTATATTAAATTTTCTTGGTGTTAGCCGGGCCTCTTGTTCCACGCTTCGAAATTTGAAGATTGATCTATATACGTAGTTACTGCAACATATACCAGTATATTTTTCCAGCGTATTCTTGCAACTCTCTGAATTTGGAACCGGAGTTCTAGTTGACACGGCGTTTATGCACACTTCAATTATATCCTTCATTATGATTGATTTAGGAGAATACATTAATATCCACTGTGGAAAAAGGTGATACCATCTATCTTCGTGATTGTCGTGATTGTATGCAACGCCTTGCACACAAGTTACTATGTCTGAATCACTATCTATTGAATTTGATAAAGGCTTAACACATCGTGAGTCAATGTCTATATAGACTCCACCTAATTCGTATATCACAAGATACCTAAAGATATCAGCTTTACCTGCTCCCGGCTTTATATCATTATATGCTTTTATAAGTGTGTTTCTATCAAAAGCAAACTCAGTGCAATCAAAATTTTCAATAAATTGTTTCACCCGTTCGTCATCGTAAAACTCATATTGATACTCGGGGTTTAAGTCTATAAAGGATCTGACGTTATGATAAAAAATATCAGTCACCGTGTTTTTTTTAAACGTCTGGTGTATTATTCTTGGAATCTTTTGGTAACTAACGTTAGAGATCCTAGGAGGTATAGATGTTGGTATTGTATTAGTGCTTGTAAACATCTTTATTCCTCCACATTGTTTCATAGTTATTAGTACCCGTGGCACCTAAATGACTCAGCCCTCTTATTTCAGGAAACTTAAATCTAGCAAATATCTTATCATCGTACTTACACACAAACTGTTGAATTGAAAGGTCAACAAATGATCCAAATCTATAGTTACTAAAATAATCAGTATTATATCTATTATAAATTCTTGTAAGTAATCCAGGACCAGTCACGTGTAGCGGTATATATCCATAGTATCTTCTCAACACATGAAAGTTTATTTGGTTGATTGCATCAAGCAAAAATTGACTTTTTGGTTTAAAGTACATGACGCAGTTTTCAATAGTGTTTATTTGATGATTTTTAATTATTAAAGCATCTACAGAATTGTCAAACTCCAGTTTGTGTTCGGGGGCTAAACTAATATCAAAGTACCATCCTCCATATTCGTACAGTAAACAATACCTGGCTAAGTCCGCTTTAAATGCGTATGGCTTAATCGTGTTGTAACTGTTTAAAGTCTCTTTATCAAAACTTGATAAGAAGTTTAAAAGCATTGAGTTATCATACAGTGTATAATTATAATCGCTATACACAGATTTAACTTTATTTGTTTTCTCAATTAATTCATTTGATAAGTTAGACAACTTATCATTCTCTGAGATGAATATCTGAAATATATTTTTAGTTACTTCCATAGCCGAGTATTTGACCAATAAGGTATATTATGATCTCTTAAATTTTGCAGATATCTTGCATGGTCAAAGCCAACATGACCATTCATGAGAGGTTTTGGAAGTATCTTTATCCTATATTTGCTTCCTTCAATCATTACAGTAGAGGTGCCAGCACCAAAGTGTCTTTCTGGTCGTATATTTAAAAGTTTCTTAATACTATAATTCATAACCCAAGGGCCGGTGTATACTTCTAAATTATCATTTTCCTTCTCGGTGCCCGGTACTCTTGTGCGAGTAAGCGTACACTTTATGGCGTTTTCAATTGTGTGTTTCATAAATGGGTGCTTTGCGCTCATGATAATACCCCATTGATGTATGCCTCTCGCTGGATCAATACCAGTAACATACGTGTCTGTGTCATCCACGTATTTACTTAAAGGTGTAGCACACTTTGTATCAATGTCCATATACACTCCACCATTGGCATATATTACAAAATACCGCCATATATCAGCCTTGCCTACTGGGTGAGCATAGCTATTGAATGCTCTTAACATATCGTCACGAGTAAACGTAAAATTGCTACAATCAAAGTCATGCACGAATTTTTCTAACCTAGCATCATCAAAAAACTCATATCTATAATCAGGGTTTTTACTTATCCACGTATAAGCACAATCGTGCAAGTAATCTGTCAGATTATTAGATTTCCATGTCTGGTATATGACCTTTGGAATTAAATGACTACGGGTAGGTGTGTCCACTGGTTCTAGAGATGTTGGTAAAATTTTCATAATTTGATTCTGTCTATTTTAAAATGCTTCGTGTTATTTTTCATCCCAATGACTTACCCAAGTTTTTTAAATCTTATATATGTTGGATTCATCTTTTAATACTAGCTCTTTTTTGTAATAGGTTTTTTAACTTCTCGTTGTTGACTTTTTTGCGATGAGCAATAGTCACTGTTGATTGACCAAATAAAAATCCTTTTACCTTTTTGAATATATCGTCGTTATCAAAAACTTTTTCCCAGTTTTCGTATTGATGTTTTCCTGTCCATCCAATGTTATGAATGAACTTGACCTTGATATCTGGATGTTGGAATGTGCAATTTGGATCAGATTGAATGCCGCCGCGACCATAACCATCATTGAGATTTACATATTTTAGACCAGACATTAATAGTGATCTAAACACAACAAATCCATCGTAGGGTTGACCCATAGGAAGAAGCTCTTCAAATGTATAGTTTTTAATGAATCTTTCGTTGAATCTTTGGGTATCAGGATGTTTACCGTTGAAAATTAAGATACCACTTTCAACGTGGTTCAAATCGTGATTCTCTTCAACCTGACATGCCAAGAACTTATCACCCAATAAATTCTTAGGAAAGTTGCTGTAGTCTGCTGCCTTGAATACACAGTCACCATCGAGCCAAATTAGATAATCATCGGTGTGTTTGTTTAAAACATCTTGAATAACAAATGATTTGTAACTGAATCGTTCAATCATAGTCTTCACGTAGTCGTCGTGATTTGACCTTTTGTGCAATTGATCTTTCCACACCTTATGATAAGGAATCTCTTTGGTGAAACTAACATAGGTAATATTAGGATGCATAATTGGCGGCCGGCGGCCTTCGTAATAGATCTTGGCCTTTATTGATGGATAGTAATTGGCAATTTTTACGAAAGTTTCAATCCACGTCTTACCATATAAATCATACCCGTTATCGTTGAAAGTAGTAAAAAATAAAACGTTGCATGCATGTGATCTTTTATCTTGCATGACTTTATCAGTGGCTCGCCAAGAAGTATAGTCGGCTGAAGTATTCATAATACTTGCTGCGCTGTGAATAAGAATGCGGTCAGCTTTGAGTTGTTCATTGTTTAAAATCTGAACATGTTGATTGTTAGGAAAGTCAGTTCCTATCACTGAGTAGTGCTCTCGAACAGCACGGTGAAGGCTATGCATGCCATACGACTGTGTTTCTTTATCAGTGATTGACCTTGCTTCTTCGATCATATAATCCAGTGCCAATTTTAAAACTGGATGTTTTGGCGTTGCACCAAAAAAGAAATTGGCAATGTTATCAAGCTCTTTCATCAACACAATCTCAGCTGATGAATTTGAAAATGATGAAAGTTGTTTAGTGCATGTGATATCTAAGTCTGAGTAATAACCACCATTTATGTAAACCACAGCTAACCGCCAAAAATCAGCTCGCATAATTGGTTGAGGAAGCGAAACATATAACATATGCACTTCCTCACCAAAATTATCTAGGATAAACTTGTCACAATCACTGTCGTTAAACAAATTCCTGGATAATTGTGGATTACTAAAACTCCAGGAATCACACTGTTGTTTTAAAGAAACTGGTATTTCTTTTGTTTTCCAGGTTTGCCATAATGTATTTGGAATCATATTTTTCTAATCACATAAATGCAGTCAAAAATGCTTTCTCCACAATACTTTGTTTCAACTGTGTCTAATATTTGACAGCCAACAGTATTAACTATTTTTCTAACTTCAGATTTTTCTAAAAAATGCATTTCCATTCTATGGTGGTTGTCATTATGAGAAATATAATTATTAACTTTGTATGGGATATGCAATAGTGCTATTCCATATTTATTCAAAGATTTAAGCAATAAAAATACATATAATTTCATCAACATTGGTCTATTGTGTTGAAGTGTTATTATGCTGTAAATAATATCAGGATTGGATGGAAGATCTGGTAATTTGTTAAAATTGTCTACTAAAAAAAACTCTCCGGTGGGAACTGTTTTTTTTGCAATATCTAAATAAGATTGGCCAATGTCCAAACCATAAATTTTCTTACAAATTTCCAAGCAGGGTTTGGTAAGTCTGCCTACCCCGCATCCAAAATCCAAAACTAATTTATCCTCGAATGTAGATTGATGTTGATTTAATATTTTTTCAAGTCTGTCAATCGTATGTTTACCTGATTGATAAAATTTAGATAATTCACTTTCATTTAGATTATGTTGTTTGAAATTTTCGCTTGTTAGAACTGCCCAAAATGGTTCAGTTTTTCCATATGTATTCCAAGAATTTTTAAGTTGATCAAAATCATTTTTTTTCATTATACTTTTTTATCAGAATTATTTTTGTTCAAGATTTTAATTCCAGCGATGCTACTCTTTCTTTCAGTGCATCCAATTCAGCACTTAGTTCTTTGATAGCATTTACCAAAACTGGTACTAGATAATCGCTAGTCAGCTGTAGTTTGTCTGGGTCTTCATTGCTGGCTATGACTGGTTTGTCACCTTCAACTGCTAGGATTTCTTGTGCAGAGAATCCATAACGATATTTGCCAACTATGTCAGTTAAACAGCCAGTGTTTCGGTCTTTGAATGCAAACTTAACTGGATTGATTTTTTGTAAAAATCCACGACCATGTGGAACACTACCAAATATGCACTTGTCACGAATATCAGACACTGCTGTCCAGGCAACTTGAATCTGAGCACAGGCATGTAAACAATTGCCCATGATGATTCTATTGCTTTCTGTGGTAATGTTTGCAAGACCAAATGTACCAACACCAGAATTACAACCAAAAAACAAGTTGTTAGTACCAGTGGTGTTGCAAAAACCAGCACAGAACCCAGCAAAGAAGTTATTGCTGCCAATGGTGTTTCTGTAACCAGCACAGAAACCAATGAACGTGTTATGGCAGCCGGTGGTATTACAGGCACCAGCACAGAACCCAGCAAAGAAGTTATTGCTGCCAGTGGTATTGTATGTCCCAGCACTAGGACCAAAGAAGTTGTTGTTGCTGCCACTGGTGTTGCAAAAACCAGCATAGGCACCAATGAAGTTGTTGGCAATACCAATGGTGTTATTGCGACCAGCATTTGAACCAATGAACGTGTTGTTGCTGCCAGTTGTATTACACGAACCAGCACCTAAACCAAAGAAGTTGTTGTGACTGCCAGTGGTGTTGCAGGCACCAGCATAGCACCCAACAAAGAAGTTATTGCTGCCGGTGGTGTTTTTGTATCCAGCACAGGCACCAATAAACGTGTTGTGGCTTCCAGTAGTGTTGTAGAATCCAGCACATGCGCCAGCAAAGAAGTTGTAGTTGCCAGTAGTGTTGTTGTAACCAGCACACCGACCAGCAAAGAAGTTGTTGCTACCGGTAGTATTACAGAGACCTGCGCGGAGACCAATAAAGGTATTATAGCTGCCAGTGGTATTTGAACTACCAGCATAAGCACCAATAAAGGTGTTATAGCTGCCAGTGGTATTATTGGAACCAGCACTGTTTCCAAAGAAGTTGTTGTTGCTGCCAGTGGTGTTGCGAGAACCAGCACTCAGACCAAAGAAATTGTTGAGGCTGCCGGTGGTGTTGCATAAACCAGCACCTGAACCAATAAAGTTGTTCCAGTTGCCGCCGGTAGCACAAAGTCCAGCATCCTGACCAATGAAATTGTTGCTGGATCCTGTTATGTTATTGCAACCAGCACAGCTACCAAAGAAGTTGTTATAGCTGCCAGTAGTGTTGCAGAGGCCAGCACTTGGGCCAAAGAAATTGTTTCTACAGCCGGTAGTATTGAATCGGCCAGACGCTGTGCCAAAGAAGTTGTTGTAGTTGCCAATAGTGTTGCAAAGACCGGCCTCTGAACCAAAGAAGTTGTTGAAGACACCGGTGGTGTTGCAGGCACCAGCACTCAGACCAAAGAAGTTATTGCTGGTGCCAGTGGTGTTACTTAACCCAGCACCTGAACCAAAGAAGTTGTTGTTACAGCCAGTGGTATTGCTGCAACCAGCATTGCGACTAAAGAAATTGTTGTCACAACCACTATTGTAAAGGCCAGCATTTAAACCAAAGAAGTTGTTGTCACAACCACTATTTAAAAGGCCAGCATTTAAACCAAAGAAGTTGTTGAACCAGCCACTATTGAGTGCGCCAGCACCTGCACCAAAGAAGTTGTTGTAACGGCCACTATTACAGTAACCAGCATAGAGACCAATGAAAATGTTACAGCTACCGGTGGTATTAAAAAATCCAGCACATTTACCAGCAAAGAAATTATTGCTGCCTGTAGTGTTGCAAAACCCAGCACAGGCACCAAAGAAGACGTTGTTGGTGCCAGTGCTTGAATTGTTACCAGATATGGAAGTTAAGACATTAGTATCTTTCACAAACACAGAAACTGAACCAGCTGTTGCAAATGGCTCCCAGGCTGTGCTGCTGTACCCTTCAAACTGTTTAGTTACAGGATTAAAGCGCAACATTCCTTCACTTCCGTATGTATCTAGTACGGAATAATCATTTGTGATAGGTGAAATTTCTTGACTTAGTCTCAAATACGCTGGATCTTCACTCATAATGTGCAAACCACCGTCCACTATGACTTCTCTTAGTCCATACAATGGAGTAGCCAAGGGTCTGATCATGTTGTCTGTAATGAATAAGTCTGTAAACAGTATAGACTCTGCTATAATATCAGCACTGGTGACAATGGTATCTGCATCTACCAAAATCATTCCATCTTCAGTGCCGGTTAGTGAAGTGCTATTAATCACTAAACTGTTGGTAAAATATCCGTTATACCATGCAAATGCCTCTGTACCAATATCATAGACACCATTAATCGCAGGTATTACATCTTGCATGATAGCCGACAAATCTACAGCAGGGAATGGTGATCCATTGATAGATAAACCAGTTGAATCTACTCGCAATCGTTCTGTGCTACCTGCTGCCAGTACGACTGTGTTGCATAACCCAGCTGTACCAACTATTGAACCAATGATTGTGTTACTACAACCTGTGTTTACTGCACAACCTGAATTACATCCAACAAAGATATTTGTTGATCCGGTAGTGTTGAGACGACCGGCACACTGACCAGCAAAGAAGTTGTTGCTGCCAGTGATATTACAGAAACCAGCATAGGTACCAATAAACGTGTTGTGGTTGCCGGTGGTATTGCAACTGCCAGCACATTCACCAGCAAAGAAATTATTGGTGCCAGTACCACCTGCACCACCAAGACAACTTACAATGTTATTGGTTCCGCACACATTGAATGCTGCTGCAACAGCAGGCGTTGGCCCTTGTACACCTTGTGTACCTTGAGCACCGGTTGTGCCTTGTGCGCCAGTTGTGCCCTGAGCACTAGTTACACCTTGTGTACCTTGCACACCTTGCACACCCTGTACACCTTGTGTACCTTGCGCAGCTTGTACACCTTGTACACCTTGTACACCTTGTGTACCTTGTACACCTTGCACACCCTGGAGGCCTTCAACTCCTTGTACACCTTGCACGCCTTGAAGGCCTTCAACGCCTTGTACTCCCTGAATACCCTGTACGCCTTGCACACCTTGAGCGCCAGTTACACCTTGTATACCTTGCACACCCTGTACACCTTGCACACCCTGAAGGCCTTCAACACCTTGTACGCCCTGAATACCTTGTACACCTTGTATACCTTGCACACCCTGTACACCTTGCACACCCTGAAGGCCTTCAACACCCTGAACACCCTGAACACCTTGTACGCCCTGAGCGCCAGTTGTACCTTGGGCACCAGTTGTGCCTTGAGCGCCAGTTATACCTTGTAAGCCTTCAACACCTTGTACGCCCTGAGCGCCAGTTGTACCTTGGGCACCAGTTGTGCCTTGAGCGCCAGTTATACCTTGTAAGCCTTCAACACCTTGTACGCCCTGAGCGCCAGTTGTGCCCTGAGCGCCAGTTGTGCCTTGAGCGCCAGTTATACCTTGTAAGCCTTCAACACCTTGTACGCCCTGAGCGCCAGTTGTGCCCTGAGCGCCAGTTATACCTTGTAAGCCTTCAACACCTTGTACGCCCTGAGCACCAGTTGTACCTTGAGCACCAGTTGTGCCTTGAGCGCCAGTTGTGCCTTGAGCACCAGTTATACCTTGTAAGCCTTCAACACCTTGTACGCCCTGAGCGCCAGTTGTGCCTTGAGCGCCAGTTGTGCCCTGAGCACCAGTTGTGCCTTGTGCACCAGATCCTGCTACCGGTTGACCATTTGCGTAAGTAAATCCAGCTGCTTGTACATTTCCTGTACTAGAAATTAATCCTGTTGTTAACAATCCAGTTGTTGCAAATGTTGCTATATTATTTGACGCCACACTGACCGTGACATTACCATTATTGAATACTTGCACATTGCTGGTGCCGTTTGATATGGCCGCAGAATCAATACCTGTAAGTTGTGAACCATTGCCAAAGAAATAATTGGCCTGTACATTACCTGCGCCTGTGATTGCACCAGGGAATGTTAGATTACCATCTGCGGCAAATACCCAAGTGTTACTATTAGCAGAAATATTTATATCACCAGTTCCATTACCAATTATGCTTAATGCACTATTGGCATGACTAATGGTCATGTTATCGCCAGTGAACACAAAATTGCCAATAGCAGCATTGCCTCCAGCTAAAAATGGTGCTCCATTAGCATATAAGTAATTGTTGGTGCGTATACCTGGTGTTATAACATTGCCGTTGGCGTAGGTAAAAAAAGCATCGCTGGCAAAACTTTCAAAACCTGAATTATATTGTATCTCTCCTGTATTACCTGACGGATAGTTGGTAGTGGCAGTGACTTGATTGGTAGTGCTGAAACTTTGTTCTTCAAGGTTAATAGTAACATTGGCTCCTTCAAACACCCCGGGTTGACCGCTTGTAATCAAACTATTTAATGCTGCTTGCCCAGACACAAACACCGCTGTATTAGCACCTGTAGTAGGTGTAGTAGGTACATCAGCGGTTGTTTCATAAGGCGAAACGCCAGCGCCAGGTGTTTTAATTATAGCCATAGTTCAAATTTCCTTCAATCTATTTAGCAGAGTTGGTGAAGAAATACTATAGCTCTCCCAAAGTATCTAAACGATAAATGAATGTTTTGATATCTATATGTTCAAAATTTTTAATATTTTTAAATTCTTTTATATCAGCTGTGGTAGTTCCGCATACACGAATAAATTTAGTGTTGGAAAAATCCGTAACTAATGTAACAACTTGACGTATCCAATTGCCTGTGTACGTTGGTGCAGCATCTGCACTTTTATAGAATGCTGTACCAGCATACACATTGTTAAATCTCATTGATACGCTGGGCCCCATGTCAAATCCCAACATATAGATACGATCATGTCCATCCATTGCAGCAATTGCACATGCAATAGGGCCAGAACTATTACCATGATATTTTCTAGGAACAACCTGCGCTCCTAAATCTGTCAGTGGTTTTCTTGTGTAAAATCTATGATTCTTGCTGTACCCAGATCTTTGTATTTCTTCTGCAATTGGACGATCAGTTGCCACAAGACAGTCGGGCTTGTAATCCCTGTATAAGCCATTACAGCCATAGACGGATCCCAATGGTTTAAATCTTGTTAAATCCAATACAGATCGACTCTGCCCATTTCCCAACACAAATGCCACGGTCATAAAAAAATCCCCCCAGTATGTAGCTGAGAGGATTATGAGTTCCTAAATATTAGGAAGTAACGTTGTCGATAACTGCCAATGGAATGTAACCATCTGGTGCACCTGCAACAGATTCTGTAGCAGTATCCACTTCTAGACCAGATTGTGAAACACCACCTTCGTCTGTGAAGAAGTTGGCCACATAGTAATTTTCACTGGTATAACTGACTTCGCCCAAGTTAGTATCGCTGTAGTCGTTAGTAGTTCCAGTCCAATCACGTACCCACTTGTTGCTGAGGTTACTAGCATAAGCAACTGAACTGTCGCCAGATTCGTAACCAATGCTCATGAAACCAGCTGCCGGCGATCCGGTGTTGGACAATATGCACACGCCTACTGGATATGCAGTACCATTTCCACTGCCGTCAACCTCAGTGGCGGTGAAAATATCACCAACTGCCACGTTGCCAGTTCCTGCACCAACTGTTTGCCAATTAGTAGTACCTAATGCAGCAATTTGATATGCTTGACCCACAGTAAAGCTCCCATCGGCTACTGTACTTGCGGTATAAGCTACCAAATATTTGTGATTGCCTTTCTGGCGAATAATACGGCCTGCGCCTGCACCGGTGGTATTGCCATCAGGATATAGAATATTCACAGTGGCCAGCACTTCTGGATAGGTAGCAGTAGGTTGACTTGTGGCAGGTGATCCGCCAACAACTCCCAAGAACTGTGCTGCATTTAGTGTCTGTGTAGGTGCATTGTAAACTGGAACATCCAGAGCGCTGAAAGGTGGATAAGCAAGATCCACTGGGGTGTTGGCGCCAGGGCTACCAACACCAGTATTTAAACTGAATTTTTGAATTTTTAGAGGACGTCCCATGATTTTTTTCTCCTTAAAGAAGTCCGATGAAGGTTCTAGCTTCTACGCGGCAGGGAAACCGCATAAGACGCAGAATTGCGTACAGCACTTATTTATGGATAATGAGATATTTTGAGTCCAGTGAGAAACTTCTTAAATATTCACATGAACATCAATCAACTGCTTGAACAAGGCAATCAACACCGGTCTGACCATCAACCTGAACTAGCGTTAAAATGCTATGCTGCAATACTGGGTGAAGATTTCAACCACAGTGCTGCATTTAACAATTATGGAAATGTACTGCGAGAAATGGGATATCCTGCTCGTGCTATACCGTTTTTACATGCTGCTCGCGACATCAATCCGTCCGATGTCACTGCTGAATTCAATCTGGCTGTGGCACACTTGCTCAAGGGTGATTACGAACTTGGTTGGGCATATTACGAATCACGTTGGCGCTATGAACACATGGCTGGTGTTAAACCACAGTTGCCAAAACCTGAATGGGCCGGCGAAGATCTCAAAGATAAAACTATATTGATAGTAGGCGAACAAGGTCTAGGTGATCAAATTCAGTTTTTGAGATTCTCTGCCAATTTACAATCAGCCGGTACCAAAATAAAATTGGTTTTGAGTCCTGGCGTCAAGGCATTGTTTCCTGGCCCAGCTGGGAATATCATTGGCATTTACGAACCCGGTGAAGATCTTGGTGATTACGATTACTGGATTCCCATGATGAGTATACCCAGAGTGATTGGATTACGATTAGAAACCATTGCACATCAATTGCAATATGTAGCTGCTACTCCTGCTAAAGTACAAGAGTGGGCAGATAGATTGGGTATTAAAAAACGTATGAGAATTGGTGTGTGTTGGAGTGGTCGTAAAGATTCATGGATACACAACCACAAAGCCATGCCTGTAGAAAAGATGGCTGAGTTAATTCGACGTAATCCTGAACATCAATGGATCAATTTAAATGTTGACTCTACAGAAGAAGAATCACAGATCATAATTGATGCTGGTGGTGAATGTTATCCTGGAACTATCCAAGACTTCTCAGACACAGCTGGACTTATGCATCATTTGGATCTTGTGATATCAGTAGATACTGCCAATGCACATTTGGCCGGTGCAATGGGTCGTACTGTATGGATTCCGTTGAATGCTTATGGTAACTGCTGGCGTTGGTTGTTAAAACGTGAAGATTCACCTTGGTATCCCAGTGCTAGACTGTTCCGTCAACCTGTTATGGGTGATTGGGACTCAGTAATCAACCGGATGCACAAATTCTTAGGTTTTTTTAAGATCTAAATTATCAGTAACTAAACCTTGCTCGATTATCGTTGAAGTTTTATATGACTCCAGAATCACCATAGGTGATTCCAGTGCCAATTTTTAATATCATTTGTTATCCTATATACCAGTTGGTACCATCACTCCAGACTGGCACTACATTTGAACCACCCCCACCTATCTGTGATCCAAAGTTACCTGTGGCTGCCAAGTTGCTATCATTGACAAATGCTCTAGCACCTGCCACAGCAGTCAAGTTGGCTAATGGAACCGGTGGTGTTATAAACGGACCAGCATAAGAATCAACCAGTGCATCCAATTCTGCACTTAGTTCTTTGATGGCATTTACCAAAACTGGTACGAGATAATCGCTTGTTACTTGTAGTTTATCTGGATTGTCAGCACTGGTTATAACCGGTTTATCACCTTCAGCAGTGAGGATTTCCTGTGCAGAGAAACCGTAACGATATTTGCCAACTATATCAGACAAACAGCCAGTGTTTCGGTCTTTGAATGCAAACTTAACTGGATTGATTTTTTGCAGGAATCCACGACCATGTGGAACACTACCAAATATGCACTTGTCACGCTCATCCGATACCACTGTCCAAGCAACTTGAATCTGAGCACAGGCATGTGCGTTGTTGCCCATGAGGATTCTATTACTTTGTGTGGTAATACACGCTAGGCCATTGCTTGTGCCAGAATCGCAACCAAAAAACAAATTGTTACATCCGGTGGTGTTGCAGACACCAGCTTGCCAACCCATGGCATTGACGTGGTTTCCAAAGGTGTTGCAGGCACCAGCATATTGTCCAATGAAGTTGTTGTTGCAGCCGGTGGTGTTACGACTACCAGCTTGGTTGCTGAAGAAGTTGTTGAAGCTGCCGCTAGTGTTCCTCAAACCAGCAGAACGACCAATGAAAGTGTTGTAACAGCCAGTGGTGTTGCTTTGACCAGCATTAAGACCAAAGAAGTTGTTGTGGCAGCCGGTGGTGTTGAAACGGCCAGCATTGTTACCAAAAAAGTTGTTGTAGATACCAGTAGTATTGCTGCAACCAGCCAAGAAACCAAGGAAGTTGTTGTTGCTGCCACTGGTATTGCTGCAACCAGCTAAACAACCAAGGAAGTTGTTGAACTGGCCATCAGTGTTGCTGAGACCAGCACTATTACCAACAAAGAAGTTATCAGTGCCAACGGTGTTGCAACGACCAGCACTATTACCAACAAAGAAGTTGTTGTAGCCGCCGGTGTTCTTAAAACCAGCACAACTACCAGCAAAGAAGTTGTCACTGCCAAAACTGTTGCTGGCACCAGTGTCGCGGCCAATGAAAATGTTGTTATTACCAGTGGTGTTGCAACCGCCAGCACGGGGACCAAAGAAGATATTATAAGCGCCGGTGTTGCGGCAACCGGCACTATTTCCAAGGAAAATGTTGTTGCTAGCGCCAGTGTTGCAAGCACCAGCATATAGACCAAGGAAAATGTTGTTACAACCACTGTTGTTTAGACCGGCATATGCACCAATGAAGACGTTGTTGAACGATCCTGCACCACGAGAGCCAGCACAAAGACCGGCAAAGAAGTTGCGGCTGCCAGTGGTGTTGCAAAGACCAGCACATTGACCAATGAAAATATTATTGCTGCCAGTGGTATTGTTGCGACCAGCACACTGTCCAGTAAAGAAGTTATTGCTGCCAGTGGTGTTGTTGCGTCCAGCTTGTAAACCAAAGAAATTGTTGAAGGCGCCAGTGGTGTTGCAGCGACCTGCATTGTTTCCAAAGAAGTTGTTGTTACAGCCAGTAGTGTTGTATGCTCCAGCACATTGGCCAAAAAAGTTGTTATCGCTTCCAGTAGTGGCAATTGATAAACCACCGGTGAACAGGCCAAAATAATTATTATTGCTTCCAGTAGTGTTTTTGCCACCTGCACAGTCTCCTAAGAAAACGTTACTAATTCCTGTTGTATTAGTAACACCGGCCTGGTTTCCTACAAATACATTTCTACAACCTGTTGTATTGGCGCCGCCAGCATATGTTCCTAAGAAAATATTATAAGAGCCAGTGGATGCGTTTCCGCGGCCTGCATTAGTCCCAAGAAAAATATTATTTTGACTTGTTGTGTGGCATCTCCCAGCATATCTTCCTAAGAAAATATTCTGATAACCAGTAGTGTTGCAGAGACCAGCACAAAAACCAGCAAAGAAGTTGTCACTGCCAATGTTGTTGGAGCGACCAGCACAGAAACCAGTAAAGAAGTTGTTTTCGCCAGTGGTGTTAAAGAAACCAGTTTGATTACCAAAGAACGTATTGTTGCTGCCAGTGCTATTAGATGTACCAGCACTTGCACCAATGAAGGTGTTGTTGTTGCCAGTAGTGTTGTATTGGCCAGCACACTGACCAAAGAAGTTGTTGTTGCTGCCAGTGGTGTTGCAACGACCAGCACAGACACCAGCAAAGAAGTTGTGACAACCAAAGGTATTGCAAGCACCAGCATAGGCACCAATGAACGTGTTGTTGCTGCCAGTGGTGTTGCAGTAACCAGCACACTGACCAGCAAAGAAGTTATTAGTACCAGTGCTGCCTGTGCCACTAATACAGCTCACTATGTTTGTTGTGTTACATACATTAAATGCGCTGGAGACTGCAGGAGTTGCACCTTGTACACCTTGAGTACCTTGAGCACCAGTTGTGCCCTGAGCACTGGTTGTGCCTTGTGCGCCAATAATACCTTGCGTACCCTGCAGACCTTCAACACCTTGCACACCTTGTACGCCTTGAGCGCCAGTTGTACCTTGAGCACCAGTTGTACCTTGAGCACCAGTTATGCCTTGTAAACCTTCAACACCTTGCACACCTTGCACACCTTGTACGCCTTGAGCGCCAGTTGTACCTTGAGCACCAGTTATGCCTTGTAAACCTTCAACACCTTGCACACCTTGTACGCCTTGAGCGCCAGTTGTACCCTGAGCACCAGTTGTACCTTGAGCACCAGTTATGCCTTGTAAACCTTCAACACCTTGCACACCTTGTACGCCTTGAGCACCAGTTGTACCTTGAGCACCAGTTGTACCTTGAGCACCAGTTATGCCTTGTAAACCTTCAACACCCTGAGCGCCAGTTGTGCCTTGTGTACCTATTGATACCGGTGTACCATTGGCATAGTTTACAGCAAAGGTATTGCCCGGTAATGTCAAGTTGCCAGTTTCATTAAATTGCCAAATCTTTGCAGTCGCAACATTGCCTGAGTCAGATTGTGCCATTAATATTACTTTGGCAAGATTGTCAACAGCTCTGCTAACAGAGACAGACGCATACTGAGATGCCGCATTAGGATCTACAGTCCATGCTAGTGCTGCAGAACCACTATTACCTTGTCCTTGAACGCTGAATAGCTTTCCAGAGTCAGCAATGATCTTAGGATACTGAACGTTTCCGTTATAATCAAGTGATACACCAATAGGTAATGTTAAACTACCATCTGTGCCAAAGGTCCACGTAGATGAGGCATTGGCTACATTGGCTACAATTGTGACATTTGAATTACCGTTAGTAAATTGTAATGCACTTACACTACTGAATCCTCTAATGACTGGTGCAGGGCTTGCAGTTGCCGCAACTAAATCACCAGGCAATGTTAAATTACCGTCTGTTGCAAAAGTCCATTGTGCCGAGTTGCCTATGTTGTTGTCGGAGTTGATTACAATATTGCCGGTGTTGGCTAGTTTTACATACTTGTTATCGTCACCAAAATATTGATCAAAATATTGATTGTTGCCAGTGTCAAGGTGTATATGTGTGGCAACGTCTCCACCACGCACTCTAAGATATTGAGAATTACCTACACTTTCAGTACCTGGGGCCAAATACAATCCACTGCTGCCAACTTGGTCGCCGGTGCCTATAACTGCTTGATCGCTAAAGGTCACATTGCCAGTGTTGCCAGCGCCACCAATTGATACTTGTGTACCATTAGCATATTTCACAGCAAATGTATTGCCAGGTAATACGAGATTACCATCATAGCCAAAGTTCCAGGTGTTTATACCGCTGTTGTTTCCTGTCTGTATTTGAACATTTCCTGTTTGTGATACAGGACTCACACGCACGGCCGCTATGTTACTGGTGCCGATGTTTGCAATATCTTGTGTCCAAACTGATTGAACTCCACCATCGACTCCGTTAGATACCAGGCCTAACACATGATCTGTTGATAAAATAATAGCTGCATTAGCCTCAGCAGCATAGTCAGGTGTGATAACTAAATTACCTGTTGGAAATGTTAAGTTACCATCTGTGCCAAAGTTCCAAGTATGTGGTGTTCCTGCGTTGGCTTGTATAGACACATTACCATCAATGTTGATGGCGACATTAGCAAAGTCATCGGTCCCGAGAATAACAGTTTCACCGTTACCAGCAATATGAATGTCTGGGCCTGCGGTTAGAAAGATATCCAAATAAGCATTAGCGTTAGCAGAGTCTGGTTGTAGTTTTAAGTTACCTGTGCCAATGATGTTGACATCATTGAATGTGACATTGCCTGTATTAGCACCACCGCCTGCACTATATGGGCTACCATTAGCGTAGTTGATACTTACATTTGCAGTATTTGGTAATATTAAGTTACCGGTACTGTCAAACTGCCATTGATAAGCGGCGTTAGATGTATCAGTGTAGATATTGAATACTGTGTTTGCTTCAAGGCTAATTGCGTTAGCGTTTTGAACTTCAAATACATTAGCATCAGCGGAAATTCGTGCGTATCCCGGGAATGTTAGATTTCCATTACCCTCAAATGTCCAAGTGCCACCGGCTTCAATCACAACATTACCTGCCAATCCGCTTGCATCAGCGGCACCTGAAGTTAGATAGATAGTGCCACCGAGACTACCGTTGCCCGTACTATCACCGGCATTTATGATTACATCACCGCCGCTCGCACCTAGATCAATATTGCCACCGTTATTACCAGCATCGCCTGCACGAAGTGTAAGATTACCACCATTTAATGCAGAAAAACTAGCAGAGGCAGCACCGCCCTGTCCAGCCTCTACACGAACAAGTCCACCTGACCCACCAAAGTCAATATTAGATGCTCCGCCATTACCGGCTTCAATGATAACATCACCGGCGCTAGTATCACTATCTTCAGCACTATCACCAGCAAAGATATTAATGTCGCCACCTTCACTGGTAGATCCTATAGCACGATCACGGGCCTGTAACGTAATGTCATCGGCTGAGTAGAGTTGTATGTCTGCGGTATTGCCCGAATCACGGTTGTCAATATATATGGTATCATTGCCAATGATATTGCCGGGCAATGTTAGATTACCATCATAGCCAAAGGTCCATACATTGCCATTGTTGACAATATTGCCGGCCAATGGCAACACAAGGTTACCATCCGACTTGAAACTCCAGTTTCTAGTGTTGGAAACAATATCTAAATTACCTGTTCCGTTGCCAATGATGTTGACAGCACCCACAATATTACCTGCTGTGGGCAATGTTAAATTACCATCTGATCTAAAGGTCCATGTTGGTGATCCATTGGCTGTGGCAATGTTGATGTTTGAAGTCCCGTTGGCCAAGGGTAATCCATTGCCAATGGCTGCGTATGTGATCTCCCCGCTAGATGCATCATAATATAAGGCATTCGCTGTATTACCTTGTCTCACTGGTTTGACTGTGAATGAATTGGCTGTGGTTTGATTCAGTGCATTACCAGTAGCATTCAATATGATTGAATTATTGCCTTGAGCACTTTCACCTGCAAGGGCACCAATGGCTATTGAATTAGCACCTTGTGTATCAAATCCGGCCTGCGTACCAATGGCCACTGAGTTGTTACCTTGGACATTTGAGGCCGCTTGTGCGCCAATGGCCACTGCATACTCACCTTGTGAGGTTAAACCAGCTGTGCTACCAATGGCCACTGCAACCAAACCTTGAAAGGTGGAACCGGCAAAACTGCCAATAGCCACTGCGTTATTGCCTTGGTCGGCGCTCGCGGCCGAATATCCCATGGCCACTGCAAATTCACCTTGGATACTATTACCAGCCTCAAAGCCCATGGCCACTGCAAACTGACCTTGATCAACATTACCGGCTGAGTCACCAATAGCCACTGCGCTATTGCCTTGTCCAGACTGGCCAGTATTTAGACCAAATGCCACTGCATTGCTCTCGGTGTCTTTCAGTGAAGCACCATTGGGCATGGTTATACCAGTCCAGGCAAATCCGTAAGTTCGACCGCTACCGTTATCATCCAGCCCAAAGGTTATGGTACTACTATTTTCTTCAAAATAAATTTTACCAAAACCACTAGCGTCAGCGTTGGGCAATGTTAGATTACCATCTGCGGCAAAGGTCCATGTTTTACTATTTGCAGTGACATTTATATTACCAGTTCCGTTGCTGTTTATGTTTAATGCGCTGTTGGCATGACTGATGGTCATGTCATCGCCAACAAACACAAAATTACCAATTGCAGCATTACCACCAGCTGTGAATGGTGCTCCGTTGGCATACAAGTACCTGTTGGTACGAATACCTGGTGTTATAATATTGCTGTTGGTATATGTTAAAAAAGCATCGCTGGCAAAACTATTGTTACCTGAATTGTATTGAATCTCTCCTGTATTACCTGCAGGATAGTTTGTGGTAGACACAACTTGATTGGTAGTGTTGAAGTTTTGTTCTTCAAGGTTGATTGTGACATTGGCACCTTCAAACACACCTGGTTGATTACTTGTGATCAAACTGTTTAATGCTTCTTGCCCACTCACATAAACTGATGTGTTGGCACCAATTGCCGCAGTTGCTGCAACAGTTGCAGCGTCTGCGGTAGCCGCAACAGTAGATACTGTAGAGCCATCAGCCGCTGCACGAAGCACTGTGGGTGTTTCTGGTGTTGTTTCGTACGGGCTAACGCCTGCGCCGGGGGTTTTGATAATGGCCATGGTTACAGTTTCCTTTGATGTATTTACCAGCTTGGGTACAATAATTCTCGGCCAACAAAAAAGCACCTTCGGGTGCTTTTTTGAACTTCCCATCCCGGGGTTGTCATGCAGTATTTATACTTTGACAATTATCACCGTGTCTGTGAAACCATCCTACTGCTATGTGTCTGTCACAGTGATCACAGTAGAGTTTAGGTCTTGTTTGACCTCGCAGTTTTTCTGATCGAGCAGCAATTGCTTCTTGGGTCCATTTGGTACCTCGAGCACGATCCCCCATTGCTTTTCGTCGCTCGTCAGTCCACTCCACTCTACGCATAGGATTGTTTTCGCCTTGCATGTGAACTCTGTTTTTCTCTCCAATTTTTTTCTTAGCTTCGTCTGAATGATGCTTGCCAAACATTCCGTTGTTTTCGCCACTAGTATCTGTTGGAAGATTTTGTTTAGACCACGGACGCTTGCTTCCTTTTTGTGAGTTGCTTAAATTTTGTTTATGTTCGTCCGTCTTAGGCTTATCTTTGTGATAGTCGCTAATCTTCTTTCTGCTTTCCTCAGTAGGCACAATGTATCCTGCAATATTTTGATTGATCCAGCGATCATCTTCTAATACTTTGCAACGTTTTAGAACTTGTGTTTCCCAGGCGCTTGCTTGTTCTTTAGTTTCAAACACTCTACGGATTTCTACATCAAAACTATCTGCGCCAGTTTCTTCAATCAACTGCTGAACTTTAGGACTGCTAGTAAAATATATTTTCCAGAGATCGTCAGCTGGTTTTGTCTTATTAGCAGAACGATATCCATAGTATACTTTACCAGAAGGTCGATGTTTGATTAGATAGGTATAAGGTTTCATATTGTTATTTAGTTTGATACAATTATATCTCCTAATAATAGTAACATTTTTAGATATTTTAGTCAACAAAAAACGCCCCAAAGGGCGTTTTTTATGAGTTGCAAAGCAACAAGTCGATCACGAGAACGACAAATTACTCACCGCTATCTCCCCGACATAATCGCCCGCATTACCGAAAGATGATGCAGTGTTGGTCAATTCAATGAAGCCATATCTTGTCATAAAGCTGACCACTGGTTCAAATGTAGTTGGATCCAATACAACGCCTGAGCTCATCAAGGGGATGTAAGGGCAGTAGAATGCAGGAGCATCAGCTTCTGAACTACCTTTGTAGCCAACCAATACAGGTGTAGTATCGCTAGCATAGCTATCAACAAACACACGCATTGCGCCGTTCAGAGTACCAACAAACTTGGTGTTTGTAGGTGCTTCAAAAGTGCCTTCTGTAGTACGTGCAAATGCGCTGGTTGTAGCACTTTGCAGAACTGTAAGAGCAGCAGAGCTAACCACAGCATAGTTACCAGCGCCACGACGTGTACGTTGGGCGATCAAGTTAGCAACACGGTTGATCAGAACTGCCAAAGCGGCGTGTTCGTCACCAACAAATGTAGCTGTACCAGATACAGTAGCTTGGTTGTATGTGTACTCAGTTGTGGCCAATGAGCGCAGGCTCAACAGGATCTCTTGGTCAATCTCAGCTGTGATCTCTTGTGCCAAAGCAGCCATGATTTCGGCTTCTACGTCGATACCATGCATTGCTTGAGCGTCTTGAGCAGCTTCAAATGTCCAACGAGCTTGCAACTTACGAGTTTTAGCTTCAACAGCTTGCTTCAAGATTTGCACAGAGATCTGACGACCGCCGGAACCTTCAAGCACTGATGTGTTAGCGCCACTGTAGATAGTTTGTGTTGGATCAACAACACCAGCTGTGACGCTAGATGCTGAAGAATATGCTTGAGCGATCAAGAATGGGCTCAATGCTTCCTGGCCGGCAGCAGTACTGGTTTGAGCAGTGCTGGTGTCGTTCATTGTGTTAGCATAACGCACACGCAGGGTGTGGATCTGGCCAACAGGACCGGTCATTGGCTGAACGCCAACCAACTCGTTAGCAATAACGGTTGGCATAACACGACGGATAACTGGCAGAATCACACGGTTAAGTGTGGCAATGTTGCCAGAACCAGTAGAACCACTGCTTGCATTTTCTTTCAAATACTTGCGTGTGTTCTCCAGGATCACGTTCATGCTGGTACGCTTGTTGCCTTTTAGGCCTTCAAGAAGGGCTTCTTTGGTTTCATCCCAGCGGCCTTCTAATAGTTGTTGTGACATTTAAGTCTCCTTTAAATTAAAGCCCTGCCAGACGCTTGATCTCGATAACATTGCTGTTGTCAGCATTATCTTCATCGTGACGTGGAGCAGTTTTATTACCAGTTACTTCTGACACATGTTCTGAAATCACCTGGCGGGCTTTCACAGACTTGCCTTCAGCTAATACTGCTGGTAGATACTTTTCAAAAGCATTTTTCAGACGAGGTGTCTGAACGCTTTCGAGTAAATTACGCATGACTTCACGCTTCTCTTCGTTAAGAGGAGACAGCAGATCGTCTAATGTGTTTTGACGCACATTGGATTCACGGATCACACGTATTTCACGTTCCTTGGACTCAACCAAGACTTTCGCCTTGTGGCTGAGTTTAATGGCCTCGGACAGTTGATGTTCTCTGTTGGCAATGATGTTTTGCAACTTGCGAACTTCGGCTTTCTCATTGAGATGAGTTGCACCAAATTCCGCAGCATACGCTTCAAAGATACGACGACCAAAGCTGTTCTCGCGAGCAGTTTGGATGTCTTCATGTAACTGACTAAGTTCAGCCTTCAAGTGATGGCTAACAGCTCGGCTCATTTTTTCAGCACTTTCTTTTACAAAACGTGCTTTGAGATTTTCCAACTTGCCACGTGCTTCACGCACCAAACGTACTTTAGTTTCCACTACATCACGTTTGTCTTGGGCAAATTCTTGGATCTCGCGAGCCAATGCATGCACCATGAAGTGTTCTAGTTTTTCTAGTCCTTCATTGTGCTGCTTGCGGTCCCGGCGAAGTTCGCTGATTTCTTCAGATAATTTTGTTACCATGAAATTGTTAAATTTCACAGCACTTTCTTTCATCTTGGTTTGAAACTTCACGCGATCTTCACGCAGGGCAGCTTTCTCTTGGGCAAACTCAACAAGTTCACCAGTGAGACCTTCTGTCATCATCTTGTCTAAGGCTTCAACCATCACTGTCTTATCGTGCTCGTAGCGTTGAGCAAACTCTTCACGTAGTTCTACTCTAACCTGTTCACGTGCTTCTGTTAGTTTAGATTCCCAAGCTTCGTTGAGTTCTCGACTGACGTCTTCATTGATCAGGCCGCTATCTAGCAATGGTTTGATTGCATCTAGCATGCTTTACTCCTTAATTTTGAGATCTTGAATAAGGCGTTTTACTTCCTCACGCAAGTATCTCTGTACCTTGCTGTTCTGTCCTGCGTCCTTGGCAATCTCTAACACTTTATGACCGTACTTCATATTACGAAGTCCTTCATAAATTGCACGAGGATATGCATGCGGGGCACTGGGCTGAGCAACAATATCTACAGTGACTATTTCAAAGTCACTGACATGTCCGTTGCCTTCGTTCACGTTACCGGAACCACGGCTCGAAACTCCGAGTTTTACACCTGAATCCAACATGGTCTTGACCAGTTGTCCCATTGGTGTAGGTAATATTTTTAATTTACCGTAACCAGCAGGGCCATCCATCCACATTTTTTCAATGCAGTGACTGACTCTGTCTAGGTTGATTTTTAAATCTTCAGGGTGATCTACTTCACCCAGCACTGAATAACCTTCGCGCAGTTGTTCATTAATACTGTGAACAGCTTTGCCAATTTCATTTACAGGATATACACGTTCGTTGGCATTCTTTACTCCGCCTTCAATACATATACCTTCCATATACAATGTTTTTCCTGCGCCGTCAGGACCATCTTCAACCAACACGCGAATCTTGGCTTGGTTGAAGTTTAGATGTTCCTGTAAGTATTTCATTGCAGATTACTTGCCATGTGGAAATGGTGTGCGTGTGTTCACACCAGCAGCTTGACCCAAGTGTGGCTTGGTTGCAGGCTTCAAATCTTGTTTGGCTTGTGCAGGTGAGTTACCAACTTTGCCAATTAGATCTTTAGTAGTGTTCTTGTAAGCAGCAGTGTCGTGGTGACCACCTTCGTTCTTGCCTGCTCGCACAGGGTGAGCTGCCATACCGGTTGCTCCGCTGTTAAATGCAGTTGTAGACTTGGTGTTAGTGCCTGCTGGCTCAGAAGTCACTGGTTTTGGAGCAGCTTTGAGATCAACATTTTCCATCATGCCTTCGGTTTCAAATTCGTCAGCATCAATTTCAATGTCGTCCATGTCATCGCCCATGCCGCCGTCCATATCGTCATCGCCCATGTCATTGCCGCCGTCCATCATTTGCTCAAATTCAGCCATGAGGTCGTCTAACTTGTCAGCTAGATCCATTACATCGCTTTTTGTAGCAGCTTCGTCGTCGCCCATGTCGTGCTCGTCTTCCATGTCGCGAGTCAAGTCTTCACCGTCGTCTTCTGCTTCATCATCAAACTCTACATCGTCGTCGGCCTCCATCATGCCAGACTCTTCAGTCTCTACATCGTCAATCATGTCGCCGCTTTGACTTCCACCCAATTCGTCACCTTCGCTCATGCCCATGTCAACTTCGTCAGGCTCTTCACCCATGGCATTGTCTTCTTCTAATTCTTCATCCTGCATGATGTTTTCATAGATCTGACGACTCTTGGCGACTACAATTTGATGAAAAAGTTCTTTGGCTTTTGCATCTTCATCGTTGATCACATATTCAATCAACTTTTCAAACTGATTTTTACTCATTTAACTGGCTCCTATAGATATTCGTTAATTTTGCCACCCGGCAAAATGTATATCTATATTTACAATTTAAGAGAAAAATATGCCAGTTATGACTGATTTTTTGTCAATTAAGACAAAAATATTACGCTGCTGGAGCTGCTGGCGGTGCATATTGAGTTCTAATGTCTTTTAGCTTTTCATTATACTCAAAAGTTCTGGTATCATTCATTCTTCGCAATTTATTCAATTGCATGAGTGTGAGCTTGGTCTTGCGCAATTGTCCAAGGTGAGGCTGAGTGTTATCAGCTGCTACATCTTGATATGCGCTGGGACTACGTTCGTAAAGCTCGTTGAGGATCATGATATATTTATGCAGCACCCGGAATTGGTGCACCTGCCCCTGGAGGCTGAGCTGCTGGAGTATTTCCAATTGTACCACCTGGTGCTGCACCAGGAGCACCTTCTTGACCTGCTGGTGTGATATTTGCCATCTCTTGACCCATTGATACATCGCTTTCTAAACCAGCAGGAGTAATACCCACTGAGCGTAGATCTTGACCTTGTGACGTTTCTAGTTCAGGCTTTGAACGTTCTTCTTTCCAGAGTTTGGAATTTTGCTGGAT